GGTGCTTAGAATGTTTGGATTTACAGAGCAGGAATTGGAACGTTACAAGGATTTAGTACAGACGTATGCAATTAGAGACTTAGCGGCCGATATTGTACACGGTGCAGGGTTAATCGTAGAGCTGGTGGAGAAGGACGGTAAGTACTACCCAGTGACTTCCTCATTTAAAACGCTCGTCACAGACATCGAGATTGTGCTTACGGTGAATGCACTACATATGGCTTACGACTACGCTCATCTCCAAGACGACATCGAGAAAACAGAAGAGGACATCATCAAGTATCTTCACGATAAGTACGAAACAAAAGTAATCAACCAATTCATTCGTTATGGGATCGTAACTTCTGCCAATGTAGCCGAGACGGTTGTAATGGAAGTTATTCTAGAGCTACCTTACCTGTACAGTCTAGCTTTCAAGGACAAAGAATCATTCGATGGGGATGCCTTCATAGAAGAACGTCTCTACGCTTATGACGAGTACATAGAGAATATGGGTGCAGAAGAAGAGGATGATGATGATGACGAGGACGAGGAAGATGAGGAGTAATGGTAACAAAAAGAGAAGTGGTAGAAAAGAGGAAGAAGCTAGTTAGCCTAGCGAAGAAAAAGGTCTCATTTAAGAAAGGTGACAAGAGGGTCTACAGTCCGAAGATATGCGTAGTCTGTGGCCGCCCTCTATCTTCTCTGATTATTAATGAGAACAAATACATAATTATACAGGCTCATACGAGATACCACGTAAATGACCTATTTATCGTGGACGCATGTACAGACATAACCTCATGCTACAGAACATTAAAACAGAAAGGGGAGTTGGAAGAGGATGTCGATGTCAAACAATATCAAGCAAGGCGTGAAGAAGAAAAAGGAAGACTTCTCAAGTGAACAAGAGTTACGTGAGTTAATTAACTCTGCGGCATCAAAATCTCTTAAACTATTTATCCAACGAATGGAATCGGGGGAAATTCCAATTGATAACATTTCCGACTTCATTCGTGTAATCGGAGCGTACAAAGAGATTAACGGTATCACAGAAGTTATGGATGGTCAAGGTAACACAGGTATGCTTCCTGAAATCAATATGCGTCAAGATAAAGTATTAAAGGATCAGATTCAGGAAGGTAAGATTGCTGCCGATGAGGAAGGTCGTATGGACGTTATGGACATGTCCGTAGACGATATGGCAGACCTAATCCGAAAACTAGATACCGCACAGAACGCAGAAAACGAGGGTGCATTCTAATGAATAATTTTGATGGAAAAATGCTTGCAAACGTTGCAAGACAAACATTCGGTCGTACAGACCTAACGAAGGAAGAACTAGCATACGTACTGACGATGTTGAACTGTTCTTCTTACTTACTGAAACATCACAGGGTTAAGAACCATCCAATTACCTTCCACATCGGAGGAATGGATTCTTCAAAGGCACAGGCTCACCGTCCGTGGCAGATTGAGATGATTAACGATACACACCCTGATAAAGCAGTAATCAAGTCCCGTCAGTTAGGGCTATCGGAGATTGGCGTAGGGGAGATGATTCACTTCGCAGACCAACACTCCTATGCAGGTGTTAAGTGCCTTTATACGTTCCCTACGAACCGTCAGATGAAAGATTTCGTATCAACACGTATTAACCCGTTACTAGAAGCAGGATACTACTCTACGATTTCCGATCCGAAAGTGGATTCCTTGGAGAAGAAAAAGATTCGTAACAGTTTCATTCTGTTCCGTTCATCTTCTAAAGGAGCAGCCGTAGAGGGTGTGGATATCGACTTCTTATCACTGGATGAGTATGACCGTGTAACTGCAAGTGCCGAGATTTCAGCGATGGAATCTATGTCGTCTTCACAATTTAAAATTTTACGAAGATGGTCAACACCTACAGTACCTGATTACGGTATTCACGCATTGTACAACCAATCAGACCAACGAGTGTACATGCACAAATGTGACAAGTGTGGAATGAGACAACAACTAGATTACGAGAAGAATATCGAGTGTACGGACGAAGCAGGAGTAGACGTACTAGCTAAAACTGTAAAAGACGGAACATTCAGATTTATTTGCTCTAACTGTGGTGCATTGCTAGATAGATGGTATAATGGATCATGGGTAGCCGCATATCCGACACGTACGGAAAACAACCAAGGTACTCGTGGATACCTAATCACACAGATGAATGCAGTATGGGTTAGTGCCGATGAGCTAAAACGTAAAGAGCTTAAAGCAAAATCGAAACAGCATTTCTACAACTACGTTTTAGGATTCCCGTACCAGGACGTAGCGTTAGCGGTCCAAGACAATGACGTAATGGGTAATAAGCGTGAGCACTTACGTGAACCATTATTTAACCGAGGAGATTACCGATTCATTTCAGTAGGTATCGACTGGGGGAACCGTCATTGGGTTACAGTCCGTGGATTCCGAGATAACGGTATGATTGATATGATTCGTATATTCTCTGTAGAGCGTGCTCGTGGGGTAGCTAATATCGAAGCCGACTTAGAGAACATCATCAATCAGTTAATCCCGTACAATCCCGATATCATCTGTGCCGACATCGGTGACAGTGGTAACTATGTTGAGAAACTTATCCAACACTTCGGAGTAGGACGAGTATACGGTGTGAAAGTAAACCCTAACCCTCGTTCAACTGGTCAGATTCAACCTTCATGGTCTGAAAGCCAATCACGAGTTACAGTGGACAAGCTTACACAAAACAAACGTCACATTGCCGATATGAAGATGGGTCGCTTAGGATTCTATCAACAAACAGATAAAGACCTAGAGCTATATCTACATCACTGGAAGAACGTAGTTATCCGAGACGAGGAAGATGAGAAGACTGGTGAAGTCTATCAGATTATCACGGATCGTGGAGATGACCACTACGCACAATCATCGGTGTATAGCATGGTCGGAATGGAGCACGTACTAGAGCCGTACATCACACTAACACAGGAGAACGCATTTGCGTATACGACTGTAGATAGTATGGCACCAGCAGTTACAGATATTTTCGCTAAAGGTTACTAG